GTCGGCACGTCATTGTATAGCTCGCTCAAGTCGGCGGAGTCGCCTGTAGTAGTTGAGCGCCTAGTGTATCCTGAGCCTATGAGCTGCCCAGTTGATACAAGGCCAGAGCGAGAGCACTTTATTTTACTGTGTATCGACAACGCCCCAGAGACGCTTGAGGCTATGAGGCTGTGTATAAGTACAGCAAAAGCTGACTATTGTGATGTGGATAAAATGGAATTATGACCGAGTTGAAGCTGTGGATATCAGCTAACTATGAACTGATAACTGTTGTATTTGGCATTATGGCTGCGCTAGGTGTTTTGTCTGCAATCGCTTATCGGTGGTACACTGTAAGAGCAGCAGAAAAAGACAGGCTGAAAGTGCTTGAGATTTCTGGCAGTAAATTCGAGAGCATGATCGAGCATCTCGACAACCGAGTCGATAAGATTAGCGATATTTGTGCAGGCGAGATAACTGAGGTCAGAGCGCTAACAATGCTAATCGGCGAGCTTAGGCAAGACATAGGTAAAATAGAGGGCGCTTTTGAGGCGCTTAGAGTTAAATAAGCCTACGGGGCTTTAAACCGTCAAAAGGTGAATTATGAATACTTGGTTATTGGTTTTAACGCTGTATACCAGTGGCGGCGGTGTCGCTATTAACGATATCGAAATGGGCAGCAAAGAGGCCTGCTTTACTGTTGGCAATGCTTGGAAGAAGCGAGAAAAGAAAGCGTTCGGAAGCGCTAACTTTCTTTGCTATGAGCGCAAGCCTGCTGGTGATGACAATGGATAAGTCACAACAGTTGAGAGAGATGGCCAAGGGTATGAAGCCAGGCCACCTAAAGCTAGCAAAGGCTTTAAGTGAGGGCAAAAGCCAAACAGAAGCTTATCTAATTATGGGCGGCAAGGGTAAGAATCCAAGAGACTGCGCCAGTAAGTTGATCTCGACAAATCTAGACATAGGCGAATATGCCGAACTAGCCAAGGAAATACAGGCCGAGAACGCCCAGAGGAAGGGCATCGCGACATTCGAGGATAAGGCCGAACTATTGTGGCAGATTGCAAAAGAAAACTCACAGGACGATACACGGGCTTCTATTGCGGCGATGGCTGAGCTAAACAAAATGAGCGGCGACTTGGCTGCGATTAAAAGTGATTTAACGGTTAATGCCCAGGAGGATTGGCTTGCTAAGCTCAGCTAGCGAACAGGCCAAGCGGCAGAGGCTGAAAGATGATTTCGAATACTATGCCAAAAACTGCCTCTTCATTAGAACCAAGTCAGATGGTGTTCAGTCATTTGAGTTAAATAAGGCTCAGCTTTATATACATGAGCAGCTAGAGGATCAGCGCAAAAAAACCGGCAAAGTTAGGGCTATATTGTTGAAGGGCAGGCAACAAGGCGCTTCTACTTACACAGAGGGGCGCTTTATGTGGCGCACTACTCACCAAAAAGGTGTTAAGGCGTTCATACTCACGCACGAAGAGGATGCCAGCAAAAGCCTGTTCACGATGGCAAAGCGCTATTATGAGTATCTACCTCAGCCGGTTCGGCCAAGCATCTCAGCAAGTAACGCAAGAGAGCTAGTATTTCCCGTCCTAGATTCTGGCTATTCGATTGGTACTGCTGGCAACAAAGCTGTTGGCCGATCCCAAACAAACCAATTCTTTCATGGCTCCGAGGTCGCTTTCTGGCCTAATGCTTCCGAGCACGCCAAAGGCATACTCCAAACCGTACCCGATGCAGATGGCACCGAAGTAATCTATGAATCTACAGCCAACGGTGTTGGTAACTTCTTCCATAATCAGTGGAAGCTAGCAGAGAGCGGCCAATCTGACTTCATGGCTATATTTGTGCCGTGGTTTTGGCAGGATGAATACCGCAAGAAGCCACCCGCCGACTTTGTTAGAACGCCAGAGGAAGGCGATTTAGGCAAATATTATGGGCTTGATGATAGCCAAGTTTTTTGGATGAGAAGAAAGATTGTAGAGCTGTCGGTTGATGGTCGCGACGGCTCAAAGTCTTTTATGCAAGAATACCCAATGAACGCTGCTGAGGCTTTTCAAGTGTCTGGTGGTGATGGCTTAATTACTTCGGCCAATGTTGTTCGGGCGAGAAATAATACAGCGTCAGGATCAGGCCCATTGATTGTTGGCGTTGACCCTTCGCGTGGTGGCGATAGATTCTCACTTGTTAAGCGCCAGGGTAGAAAGGCATACGACCTTAAAAGCTGGTCTGGCGAGGAAGTTGATAAGCTGGGCAAGGCCGTCAGCAAGTGCAAGCATGTGCTAGATACTGTTTGCTCTGTTGCCGGCAAGAAGCCAGATATGATGTTTATTGATGCCGGTTGTGGTATAGAAATAGTAGACAGGTTGCATGAATTGGGTTATGAGGGGCGAGTAAAAGCGATATACTTTGGCTCATCGCCGCTTGATGACCTAAAATACAAGAACAAGCGCGGCGAGATGTGGGGGCTTATGAGTTCATGGTTGGCCGACGAGAATGTAATGGTAGATATTCCTGATAGCGACGAGCTGCAAGCTGATTTATGTGCCTCGCCTTATGACAGGGATAGCCATGATAGAATGGTATTGTGGCGAAAAGAGAAGATAAAAGAGAAGTACGGCTTCTCCCCTGATGAGGGCGATGCTTTAGCGCTAACATTTGCAGAGCCGGTTGATTTAACGCCGGTTAAAGCTATTAATTTTGACTCTTTATGGGATTGAGATGATTGATTACGACGATTTTAAACAGGTTATAACCCTGCTCGAAAGCGACCAAGCGCCTGAAAAGGATAATCGTGACCGCGTGCGTGAAGAGCATTATTTTGTCGAAAAAAAGGACGGCCAATGGGAGCCTAATGTAATTAAGGGTATGAAGGGGCAGTATCGAGGCACATTCGACAAAACTGGGCCGGTTATTGATCAAATATGTGGCGAGCTGTCACAATCATCATTCTCTATCAGGGTTAGACCTGCTGGCGGCGACTCGACAAAAGAAACAGCGAAGACGATGGACGGCATGATTCGCAATATTGAGAATATGTCGGGCGCTGAATACATATATAACTCTGCCTCGCGTGATGTTGCTGTTGCTGGCCTCGGTGGATGGGAGGTTGTGCAAGACTGGGCCGATACTGATGGCTTTGAACAAGACCTATTTATCAGGCCGATATCAGACTATGCCAACCGTGTCTGGTTCGATCAAAGCGCCGAGCGCCCCGACATGAGCGATGCCAACCATGTTCATGTATTGCAGAATATGGGCAAAAATGAATATGAAAAGCGCTGGCCTGAAGCCTCTAAGATATCAATCGGCTCTGAGCGCAGCTATGACGCTTATCAAGACAAGCCCGACTCTGTCACTGTTGGTCGCATTCTCTACAAAAAGCCAGTCAAAAAGAACATTGTAAGAATGTCTGATATGTCGGTACATGAGCGTACTGATGAATTTGAGTCTATTGTTGATGACTTGGAAGCTCGCGGCATAACTATCGACGACGAGCGAACTATTGACAGCCACAAGGTGTACAGTAGGCTTTACGATGGCGGCGATTGGCTTGGCGAGCCAGAAGAGACGGTATTCGAGCATTTGCCCGTTGTGCCGATGTTTGGCAAGTTCCGAATCTCCGATGGTAAGGTTATCTATAGCGGTGCAGTGTCGCGGTTAATGGATGGGCAGCGCGGCTATAACTACGCTAAAAGCCGAGAGGTTAACGATGTCGCATTAGCGCCAAGGGCTAAGTATTGGGCGACACCCAAGCAGGTTGCCGGTCACACTGACACAATACGAACTCTAAACACTAACAACGACCCTGTTCAGCTATTTAATGTCGATAAAGAGAATCCAGGCCCACCACAGCAGAACGGCGGTGCAGCTATCAATCAGGGCTTGATGGCTTTGTCGCAATCAATGGCTAATGATATACAGGTTAGCTCCGGTTTGTTTGCAGCTAATAGCGGCGATATACAAGCGCAGATGTCAGGTGTGGCGATTCAAAGCCTACAAAACAAGGGTGACAACTCTACATACTGGGCTTTTGAAGCCAGAGAGATAGCTATTTGCCAGACTGCGCGGATATTAATTGGTGCAATACCTGATGTTTATAGTGGCTCGCGACAGGTTCGCATACTTGGTGAGAATGGCAGCGAAAGCATGGAGATGCTGCAATCGACAGAGTTTGACGCGAAAACCAACACAATGGTTACGCTGAATGACTTGAGCAAAGGCAAGTATGACTTCGTTTGCGATGTTGGCCCAGCATTTAAGAATCGCCAGCAAGAGGCTGTTTCCGCATTGCAAGAGGCTACCGCGTCAATGCCGATAATCGGGGAGCTGTCTTCGGATATCATCCTGTCTAACATGACATCGCCAGGTCTTAATGAGGCAGCCGAGCGCGTCAGAGCTTACAACATCACTCGCGGCATAATTCCAGAAGACCAGCTAACAGATGA